CCGTTCTCTCTTAAGACAAACGTGGGTAAATCCCCGGACCTATCGGCAGACCAACAAGATACCACGCCAGCAACATCAGCAGCCATACCACCAAAAAGATAAGCGGATAACGCCATTTCTATCATTTCACATCGTGTCACATCGTCACCGCTTCATCTTGATTTTAAAAGAAATATTTATTCTATCGTGTCATATCGTTTTCTATCGTGATACTATCCATGCGTAAAATGTGTGTACCAAATAGTGACCAAATTATGCTTACAGATACCAAATTACGAAACATCCACGGCAAGCCATATGACGGCCCGGAAGAAGTCCCGGACGCGGGCGGATTGTCTGCCAGGATAAGCCCGCGCGGAGTTATATCTTTCCAGTATCGCTACCGATTCAACGGCAAGCCTCGACGGATGAAGATCGGCACATACGGAGAAATAACACTCAAAGAAGCCCGCGCGGCGGTGGCGGAGCATAAGGAAGTCTTAAACTCAGGACGAGATCCATCGATCGTAAAAAGAATGAACTTGTCACGCGTTACGACACGGGCAACGATTGAAGATATTGTTAGGGAGTACATGGAATCACCGCAGGCAAGAAACATGGTCAACTATAAGCAAGTCGATGCGATGCTAAGTAAGCACATTGTCAGACCATGCGGTAGCTATATCGTCGATGATATGGACTCCATAATGTGGGAGGGGATTTTTAGAAAGGTAGCTAATGGTGGCGCGCCCGTTCAGGCCGGGATAGTCTTAAACAGGATGAAGGCGGTGATAAAATATGCCATGCGCCGCCGCCGCGTGGAGCGTGACGACATATCATTACTACGCGTGAAAGACGTAGGCAAAAACCCGGCGCAAAGAAAACGCGTCTTATCAATACAAGAGATTCACCATCTAATCAGCATTATAGACAGTTCAAAAATGGCGCGGCTAAATCAGATATTGATGAAGCTGATTATATTCACCGGATGCAGAACAAGCGAACTAACAAACGCAAGGCGCGAGCATTTCGATCTTGATAACTGTGTGTGGACCGTGCCGGGCGCATTGAGTAAGAACAGAAACGAGTTTAAACGCGGTTTATCCGACGTTAGCGTAGGTTTATTGCGTGAAGCTATGGATTTGCACGGCTTTAATTTTATCTTCGTTCCCGTGCTTTCTGGAAGGGATGAAGCGGTAGACAGGAGCGTACCGAAAACAGCCGCAAGGGATTTGATGCTAAGGATGGGCGGCGAGCCGTGGTCGTGTCACGATCTACGCCGCACTGTAAGGACAAACCTTTCAGCGCTTGGCATTGCGCCGCACGTAGCCGAAAAGGTCTTAGGTCATAAACTGGCGGGAATGATGGCTATATATGATCAGTATGATTACGTGAAGGAGCAAATCGAGGCGATGAATAAACTGGCTGATTACTACATGAAGCCCATAGATTTACAAAATGAAATAACGTCCTGATAACGGTAAAGAGATCCGCCGCGCTTTAATGCTGGCATCCCCTTAACAGGTTCAGGGAAAGGAGTTCCCGCATCTTTCCATTTTTTAACGAGCTTAAAAAAGGCGGACTTGCTAAGCCCGCCTAACATTTTTTGCACTTGCTCGCGATTAATAAGTATTGTGCCGATCTTATCCATTACTTATCACCATTGTAATTAGTAAAAGGAATATCGCCATTAATAATGGCTTTTGCCATATTGCGATAATCACGCGAATAATCGTTTTCAGTTGAAAAATTAATATCGTCGGCGGCATCACTTCCCATCACTTCACCCGCCAGAGCCTTAGCAATTTTCGCAATAGCCTTATCGATTGGGTTAACGTGCAAAAAATAATTGTAGATACCCCATCTGATCGTGGACTCGACAGATTCAGAGCCTTTCTCAACATAAACACCGTATTCACTGCCGATGAATTTAAACATGATTGTTCCGTAGTGATAACCATCAGAAAAATAACAATCAAGCCACACGCCGCATGGCGGCTTTTCTCCTGGCTTCCATTCCGTTTTTTCTGGTTGCGTTTCGCAGTCGCAGCGTTCATCTTCGATTAATTCATCAATAACTTCACTTTCTTTATTCATACCGTCATCATCCTTTTCAGAGAAACGTATAAAGCGCCACGTATTAGCCATCAACGTATAAGATTCGCCGCCAACCTTAGATCCTGCGTAATACTCCGTACCAAAATCGTAATAGCTCGAAAACGTTGTCACTTCGAAAGGCGGAATATCAACGCGGAACCTGTGAAGCATTGTGCCTATTGCACGAGGTGTTTTATTTGCCATATTACGCCACCGTTACATTGTCAACTTTGATAAAGTATTCAGGGTGATTTTCTATTTCGTGCTTGAAGTGCGCGTGACACAATCGCCACTCCCGCGCCTGGTTGTGGAAGTAATAAACATATTCGCCATCAACCTTATACAAAATTCCTGTAGGTTTAGCCATGTAATAACGCGCCATTATTACCCCCAGCGTTTTATGAATTCCTCGTTTAATTTCGTATCGCCAGACCATTGAACATCATGTTCAGCGCCGAACGAGTAGATCAGCTCGATTAGTTCACTGAATTCTGATTTACTCATCCGGCTGGTTGATGTCCCCAATACAACAAAGCCGGATTTATCCAGGTTAGGGACGACGCCATATTTCTTAAGTCCGGCAGTGAATACCGCTTTCCAGTCTTCCGGAGACAGCTTTTTACCGTACCAATTAACCTGATCGCTAATGTCGGTTAACAGCGCCCAAAGCAACGCGTTTTGACTCAGCGAGCGGGTTTTCTCCTGGATGGTAATTATCAGCGGGCTTTTGCTATCAGGCTGGATCTCTCTTATCTGCCTGATAGCATTTTCTTTCACGGCGTCGTTTACTATCTCAAATCTAATTTGCCTCATAATACACCGTTGCTATTTTTCCATTGCGCCCGTGCGTACATAATCGCCTGCAAAGAAATTAGCCGCGAGCTTGTCATGAAAGCGCCTTTTAAATATTTCATGTCAACCGTGACAGGTTTATCAGGATCATCGCCGCGCATGTATTCAGCAATAGTGCTTAAATCCTCCACGGTTAACTCCAAATCCTTGTTCATAATTCCCCCTTACACAATCCGCATTGTGTTTCGTAATTCCCCACGCAGCGCCCGTAATGCATCGCGCATTGGCACGAAAACACAGTTAAATTTTACGTGTTTATATTTCCGCATTAGTGGCGGTGTATACACCATTGCGTCGTATACTTCCCACGGATAATAAACACGCGTATCATCAACAAACGTTTCAACTGAATAAAAGATTACTCGTCTCATAATTCTAACCCCGTTTCCCCGTTAAGTTTTTCGATCTCAAATACTGGTTTATCCGGTAGCAGTCTGTTATTTTTCCGGTATTCGTTCAGGCGGCTGTCAAAGTCAAACGCGAGATCATTTGCGTGACCGAAGCGCCCAGGTTTAAACAGTGAGTAAAAATTAAGGCCATGTTTATTGGTATCGATGCAAAGTGTTTCATCCAGTACCATTAAACGCAGCGTGCGCGAAAGATAATTCCACGGAATACCAGTTTCCGCGCTAATGTCACGCATACGCTTTTTAACGCTGTAGTCACTAAATAATGCCGCCACACGATCACGCCGTTGTGCATACAAATATTTAATTCGATACCCCAATAAGCGGCGGCGCGGTCCGAAATATGTATATACACGCTCGACAATGCCAGTATCAATCAAGTGTTTAATTGTCTCAGGCAAACATCCGGCTTCGTCATATTCCGCTGATAATCCGGTTTTCTGGCGTAGCTGGTGCATTGTTGCGATGCCGTCCAGTTCAAGGATATTGATAACTTTTGTTTCAAGTTCAATGCTCATTGTTTTTCGCCTCGTTTTAAGCGCGAAAACAGCCACCAGAAAGCGGTAACTTTCCGGTAAGCCGTTTGCTCAAGTTAATTAAAAAGATGCGTTATTCTGGTTGTTTCGTGGGGAGAATCGGCTTGTCGCCGGACGTTGTTGCATTGACTGGATACAAGCTGACGCCGCGCGTGCCTGGTCGCATGGTAAAATGTTGCCGTTGTCGTCAAACCGCTGGTAAACAGTCCCCGTTTTCCCGTGACGGTTTTTTGAAACGATGATCTCCATGTATTCGCGGGCAACTGATTGTTCGTTGTAGTAGCCGTCGCGGTAGACCATGATGATCCGGTCTGCGTCTTGTTCAAGATTACCGGAATCACGCAGATCGGAATTGTTCGGGCGCTTGTTCGGTCGTTCCTCAACGCGGCGGGATAATTGCGCCAGCGCCGCCACTGGCACGCGCAACTCTTTCGCCATCATTTTCAATGACCACGACAATTGCCCTACGGCGAGATCATGACGTTCGGCCTTAGCCAGCTTCATTAACCCGATGTAGTCAATCATTACCATTCCCAGGTTAGGATGGTCCTGTTTCATCCGTTCGACGGTGGCGCGTATTTCCTCGACCGTTAACTGTGATGCGTCAACAATCCACACATCGAGATCGGCAAGGGCGCTCATTCCCTGGGCGACGTGCGCCCATCCTTCATCATCAAGTTTTACCGGATTACGTAGGCAATCCGTTGATAAGTTCCCAGCGCCAGCGATCGCGCGTTCAGTCATCTGATCGAGTGACATTTCAAGCGTGAACAGTAAAACGCCTACCCGCTGACCTTCTCCGCCAGGGTATGGACGTTCAGCCGCCGCGCGGGCAATTGCCAGCGCCAATGCCGATTTACCAGACCCAGGGCGTCCGGCGATAAGTACCAGATCAGTAGCGTTAATGCCGCCTAACATTTCGTCGAGTGGGTCAATCCCTGTTTTGATGTTGTCAGAGTTCACGCCACACTCCATGCGTTTACTTAGCACTTCCGTGTATTCCTGGACCGCATCGCGCAACAGCACCGGGATAATCTTGTCTTTCGTTACTTTTAATTTTGAATACCGGGAATCAAAATATTTCATCGTCTCCCTGACAACTTCAAGCGTCCCGGTTTCCAGTTTGTAGCGAATATCTTCCATCAGTTCCAACATTTGCCGACGCTGATATTCCTCCTGTAATAGCGCGGCGTACCCCTTCAGGTTGGCAGCAGATGGACACGATCGCGCCGTTTGCATTAGCGGGACAAAATTTTCGTTACCGATTTCATCACCGACCATCAGAGCGTCAATAAGGTTTCTGTTTCTTGCTTGCGCCCGGATGATCTCAAACGCTCGTTTATATAGTGGAATGGTGAAGACTTCAGGATCGAGCGTAGCAAGAACATCTTGCGCGTTAGGAGTAAGCCCGCCCAACAGGAGGCCACCTATCACAGCCGCTTCCCGTTCCTGGCGTAATGAGTTTATTTGCTCAGTCACCATTATGGTATAGCCTCCGGTTTACAAAATGGAATATTCAGGGTAATAAACAAAGCGCCCGATCTCCCCGTGATCAGGACTGTAAATTATTACCGCCGCCAGCCGCCGCGACCGCCAGCCGCCATTCGTTGAATAAGCGTCTTTGCCAGCTAACGTGCCGTGGTACTCAACAACGCCCAACGATGATTCAATCAGCCGTTGGTGATGCCAGTGTCCACAATGAGCGTAAACAGACGACGACTTGCCGAAATCCTCCCGCCAGTCAGAAACGCAGGCAGAAAGTAAATTTTCTGGCTTTTTGATAGTGTGCCCGTGGTGGTAAGCAAGAAATGTTTTGCCGTACTGTGTGTGATGGACGATAGCAGGTGACACATCAACCGTCACACGCGGTTCATCTTCGTAAAAAGCCGCCAGCGCAGCACGTAGCCAGATCATACCTGATTGGTCGTGATTACCGGATAATACCTGGATCTCGACATCCTTATGATTTAGTAACATCTTCCCGACCGCACGCCGGACCGACCGGATCGCCACATAAACCAGTTTTGCGTAGCGTGAATCACAATCTAAAACGTGATTACTTGATGGCGTCACTGGTAACAGGCCGTCAGTGTGAAGCACATCACCGCCGAGAAGCAAAACAGCCTTTTCAGACATTGGCGCAGCGCCTACCGCGTAGTCGAAGAAGTCATTTAGCACGCGTTCAGCGATCCCGGTGTCGTAGCTCTCACCGCATTCAGCTTTATGAGCAAGCGCCCCGATATGCAGATCGAATACCGGATAAAGGGCCAGGCTTTTTTGAAAATCAATTTCCGGCACTGGCACGGCCTCCGCGCGGGGTATTTCTTCCGTGAAGGCGTCACAAGCAGATTGCATTAGCATTTCCATTTCATCGCGGTCACGGGCTGTTTTAATCCAGCTCATAATCACATTGCCATCCTTATCGACGAGCAATGACTCAGCATTGACGCCAAAACCCGGTGCGCGGCGCGTGGATATTAAACCGCGTTTCGCCAACCGTGCGCCCAGGCGTTCGACGTTGCGTTTTGCCATGCCATATTTTTCTGCGATCTGTTTATACGTCAGACCGTTATTATGTTCAGCGATTAACTGTTCATCGCTGATCTTTCTTTGTGACATAACGTTAATTCCTCCGGTTTACAGAATGTATATTTATTTTCCGTAAAACGCGCTACAACGCAAAAACCCACCGCGTAACCCACTTGTAAGGGTGCAGTGTCTTTTTTGCGCCAGAAGCGCAATCAGGTGGCTAATTTTCGATTTTTAAAGTAGAAGGGTAGTTATGGATTAACTTGTAGATACAAGCCGCCGAACAAGGCGACGTTAACAGCGATAGCCATCGCGATCGCGAAAGCCAGGGCGAACATGCGTTTACCGTTCATAGCTAAATCCTCTCTGAAACGCTCCATAACGAGCTAATCGCAAAAAGGTAAGCAAGTGTAGCACCCCATGCGATTTAGCTCGCTGATGAGGTTGTTTTGTGGGTAATTTGGGATTTTTGCGGATCGTGATTGGTCAAAGAACGCCAGCGCGCGTATCACGTAGCGTTTTTGGTTTAAGCAGAAAATCAAGTGTCGCAGTGAAGCCATTGCCGAAGTAAAAATCTGAAGCCGTGTTTTTGAACGTTTCGAAGTAGGTGACAAAGCCGTTAATGCTTTTGTCTTTCAGGTAGTCAGTGAACGCATAGATCTTGCGTTCAAGATCCCGATCCAGTTCGGCAGGTGGTAACAGGCCGTCAAACGTGCTGTTAAATGCTTCCACCACGTCGGCAGCGTTTACAGTAGCTGATAGCTTGCGCCATTGTTCAGCATCAGCCAAATACCCATCAAACTTAGTTACCCGGCAAATGTTGATAGGCTTAGGTACTCCACCACGGCTACGCCATTGGGTTAAAGCCCACTCAATCACTAATGTGATCTCATCCTCCGTATACGCTTTACGTGTTTTTGTTTCTGTCAGTAGTTCTACGAATGGCTTAGCATCACGACATTTGCATCCTGCCTTGTCGTTGTAGAAGGCAAGGCAACGCAATGCCGCTTCGTTTACGCCATCCTGATTGACCATTTTTTGTTCATTTTCGACAATACACGAAGTGTATATATCTTTTTCTCTTTCTTTTTCTACTTCTAATTCTAATTCATGACCCTTTCCTGACCCGGTCATGACCCTATCATGACCTTTTTGTGTTGGATTGATTAACTTTTCTAATTTTAATTGCTCCTTCGCTGTGTTTATGGCGGCCCTGTAAGCGCTTTTAGAAGTCATTGATTGGTCCAGCCTTTTCAATAACTTTAAACAAGTTATGTGGCCTTGAGAACATTCAAACAAACCAATTTCGATGAAGTATTTCATCATTTCTTCTATACGTTTTTCAGTAGATCCGACGTTTCGCGCAATTATTCTTGCGTCATGTCGTAGGTCAAAAGTTAGATTGTGCTGATCTACGTCATAAGTTATTAGTTCTAGGCAATACCAATAAAGCCCGTACCCTTCCAGGCCATAATCTAATAAAACGTTTTGAAGTTTTTCATCGCGGTTCGCATCGCTATCATGCTTAAACCACTTCATAGATCATTCCTCCGGCAATGCAATATCATAAATGTCGCCGTATTCGTCAGCGCGTTTAATGAATCCTTTGCGGATCAATGAATTTAATGCGTCAACAGTAGTATGCAGTGGCAGTTCGCACACTTTTGCGATCTCTTCGCGTGAAGCATGTGCGCGGCCTTTGTTGTCTGCCTTTTCTGCAAACGCAATTAAGACAAGTTTTTGGATCGGGCTGTTAAGTTTTACGTTCCATGCTTCATTCATCATGTGCATACTCATCTTGTTTTTCTCCTATGGTTAGAGTGAACGCGCGGGCGGGCATCCCATTAGCATTAGATAGCAGTGACTGACCGCTCAACAGATCCCGCCGTTGCGTGATATTTGTTTTTCGCTTCGCAGCGACACCGGATTTTTAAAGAGCTTAAGGTAAGTGCCTTTTTGTGCCTTCCGTTATCTTTTTCCTTGCGTCTTTGCAAGTATGGCCTTACCTTGTCTGCAAGTTTACAAAATGGAATTTTAAGATCAAGGCTTAAAATACACGTTTTGTGACTTGCATCAAACTTTTTGAGGTTATAGGGTAGCGACATGAAAACAAAATGGTATGACTTAGCAAAGCAGCTCATGCGGGCGCAGGGCATGAGTCAGGATTCACTCGCAGATCTCATGGGGATAACTAAAGGCGGCCTGTCACACTGGCTTAACGGTCGCCGCGAGCCAAATCTTGAAGATATTGCGCGGATTATGCGGGCGCTTGGGCGTCGTCAGTTCACTGTTACACATGATGGTATGGTCATTGATGATTCTGTTTCTAATACACTTCAGGCCGCACCGCCGCGTGATTTAGGTAGTTACCCGGTTATTGACTGGAAGGACACAGTAAACAATATGGATGACACAAGGCGATCAGCATTACCACACGTTACGACTAGCGTTATTTGTTCAGATGATAGTTACTGGCTGGTTGCCAAAGGTGAATCAATGAACGCGCCGCAGGGGTTAAGCATCCCGGCGGGGACGATGATACTTGTTGACCCGCACGCGCCAGCTATTGACGGCAAACTGGTTATAGCCCAGCTTGAGGAAGGGCAGATACCGACGTTTAAACAGTTGATTATTGATGGAGGTCAAAGGCTTTTACGTTCGCTCAATCCTCTGTATCCGCCAATCCCTATGAATCCAGAATCAAAAATTATAGGCGTGGTGGTTGATGCGAAGATCGTAAACCTGCCATAAACATTAGCCGCCGGATGGCGGCTTTTCTTTGCCTGGAAAACGCCAAAACGTAAACAGAAAACGTTATTTATTGTTTAAATATCAATGACATATAAAATATTTTAAAAAAGTATACAAAATGGATTGACTCGATGTTTTACGGGGCGTATATTGCGAGTCAAAGGAAGGGCGCAGGTAACAAAAGCAACTTCCTGGCACTTTAAAAATCAGGCTTAACACCTTGTCAACCGTGGAGTAACTCCCCGATTGGGGACCGAAAGCGGCACTGATAACAAGGCGCATGGGGTGTTTAAAGCGTTACATCCCCCACGAAACCGCACGCAAGGCGACGAGTCAGCTTGCTTGGAGTGAGCAAGGTCACGCCGGGAACGGCGATGATTGCGGGATTAGTTGAAAGATGTTAAGCCGCTCATTAACAATCTGGTCAGCCGCTGGAAGTGCGGCAATTAACGAAGATGATTTTTTATTAAGTATCATCAAGGATATACGGAGATCAGATTATGAGCGTTACAATTATATATGGTAAATGTGATAGCAAAATGAATGCCAGGGAACGCAGAAGGATAAAAAGAGAAAACGAAAGAAAATCATCACCTGCAATCAATAAAACAGACAATGTGGATAAAGCTATTCGATTTGCAAACGAGGAAAGATGCAAACCAAATAGCATTAAAGAACGTCGCAAAGGATCAGTAAAATGGTATACGGAAAATGAAAGCGGCAGCTACTACCACGCAACGCAACCACGACATTTAGGGGAAAAACCCCTGGATAAAGTCCGCTATCATTAATACAAAATGTAAACATCCGGAGATGACATTATGGTTATTCAGGCGCTTCAATTCAAACTGGCAGTAGCGGAAATGCTTCACGATGCCGAAATGTGGAGCGCCGCGAATAAAGCCTTATACATAGTGTTAACAGCACGGGAGATTAAATAGTGAAAACAGAGTTACATAAAAAGCTATGGACGATTCAGCAAACGCTGAACGCGCCGAAAAATCAGCGTAATAATTTTGGTGGATATAATTACAGGTCGGCGGAGGATATTTTAGAGGCGGTTAAACCACTGCTTCAAAATATCACGCTGACTGTTAGTGATGAAATTGTCCTGATCGGCAATCGCTATTATGTGAAAGCAACGGCGACGCTAAGCGACGGTGAAGACGTAATAGCGGTAACTGCTTATGCCAGGGAGGAAGAGAGCAAGAAGGGTATGGACGCCAGCCAGCTAACAGGAGCAACATCAAGTTACGCGCGTAAATATGCTTTGAACGGTTTATTCTGTATAGATGATGCTCGCGATCCTGATACTGATGCTTACGCGAAGCAGACAGGCCAGCAGCCGCGACAACAGAAAAACCCACCAAAACAACAACCGCAGCAGAAGAAAGCGCCGCCAAATCCTGATGAAGTATTAGCACGTTTCTGTGATGCAGCAGCGAAAGCGCAGGACGCTAACAAGCTGCGTGAAATATTTGGCAAATGCTGGAAATTACTACCGGAAGGATCGGAGCATCGAATCAAGGCAAAAGATGTTTATGACATCCGGGTAGCAGAGCTTAACGGGGAGATGGGTTAATGAGTTTAAATTCAATCACGCTGGGCGGGAATATCGGTAATGATATGGAGGTTCGCTACACACAAAACGGGAAAGCGATTGGTAGTTTTCCGTTAGCTGTAACGAATGGCTACGGCGATAATAAGCGGACAATGTGGGTCACTTGCCTGGTATTTGGTGAGCGTGCGGAAAAATTAGCGCCACATATCCGCAAGGGTGGAAAAATAGTGGTAAGCGGTCGCCTAGATGTTCGGCAATATGACCGGAACGACGGCACGAAGGGGACGGCGGTAGAAGTGGCGGTTAACGAATTTGAATTCATGAACGTTAACCAACAAGGCCAGCAGCAAGGCCAGCAGCAGAAAGCGCCACCGCCTCAAAATAATAACGTGAATAATCCGCCGCCGATGGACTTCGACGATGATATTCCGTTCTGATTCAATAGGTTGGCGATGGGTGATTATTTAAAAGCACCGCCGCCGCCGCGAACAAAAGAGCAAGTTTTAAGAGAAGCCCGTGATCAAATCGATCGCGGGCTTTTTTTATGCGGCACGGCAGCGGATCGAATGGCGAAAAGATTTAGTGACCTGTACGCAAAGCAAATATGGTTCGACAACTGGCAGGCAAGTTTTTACCCACTACAGAAAGCTGATGATATGCATTGGCCTGAATATGTCGATCCACGTATGCGCAAATATCGCGGGCGTATGGGTCAGGTTATTAACGATTAATGAGGTATTAAATCATGATCGAAGATAAAGAAGTTGACGGAGAAATTCCTGACGGCGCTGATGAGCTTATCACTTTCGGCGGCGGGCTGTACGAATTCGAGACGTCTGCGGGCTGGGTTGATAAATGGCCTTTCCCTACTCGACAGGAATTAAGCGAACGTAAATCATTCGGCGAAGATGCCGAACGGCTGGCTAATAACAAATGGCTTGATAAGTTCATTGCGGAGGGTGGCAAATGAAAAAGATTGCAATGTTATCCGCCGCCGTTGCTGTGGCGGCTGTTTACCTTAGTGCGTCACTCTATATCACTGTGGCGATTGTTAAGCTGATTACTGACATGTGAGGTTTATATGCGAGTCGACAAAAATACTGTCAAGGCTGTTTTCTGTGTGGTCGCTTTCGTCTTCATGGTGGTAATAGCTGGCGCGACTGCGGCAATTATTAGCTATATCGGCGGGGTGATGTGATGCCATTCATGAATATCAAAACGGGTGATCTTGTTGTGCTCCCGGAATACCGTAAAGACCCTGGTCTGGTTGTGCTGAACAAGACATATAACGATCTTGAGCGCCCGATCCTGGTTAAATATCTGGACGGAACAATTATAGAGCCGCGTTTCTTCGACAAGATTGAACTGAAGGCCCGCAATGTTCGCGTTAAGCCGTTCCGGGCTTATGTTGAAAACCACTGGCGGAAATTGTTCGCCGGACTGAATGGGATGTTCGGCGTATGGCTATAAAAGAAGTAAAGGTTAAACACCTGAAAGGTGGGGAGCGCTTAAAGGCGTGGTGGGGCCGTGAATTTACAGCCACTGCTTTCAGATTCAGGCAAGGCGGAGAGGTCATTATATACGACGAAAACATGGATGAAGTTGGTAAATGGCATCTTGAGCAATACGTCGAGGTGTTAAATGAAAATTAAATTCCATAAAGCATATGATAGCGAAACAAACAAGCTATCACTATTTATCGAATTCGAACGCCGGATCGTGGTTGTGCCCTGGGCGCGGCGCTTCAATGACGCTGGCGGTCGGCGGCAATTCGCGGTCGATATGCTGTTACGCGGTTGCGGCCTTATGCGTCCGCTATCTGATTTAAAACGAATGATGCCAGGATCGTTCGGTCAGATTGATGAAATAGAAATAAGTCCGGAAGAACTGAAACGGGAGCGTGATTTATTCCTTTCAAGCGAAGGAAACCCGTTTAATTCAGAAACAGAAATGAAATGGCATTACCCACTATAAAAGGATAAATATCATGAACGACATCAAAACAGCTTACTCTCTCGGTAATGAAGGCATGTTAATCACTCGCTATACAGATGATGCAAACTTTCACGAAGTGGAAATTAAAGATTATCACGAAGTATTGAAAGATATGGAAGCTGGCGCGTATGACGCTGATTTGAATCTGGCGCTACAGGTTGTTGATATTGTGATGGGTGCGTCAATCCGCGATTACGTGTCTTTAAGTATGGAAGAAAAAACATCGGTAGCGCGTTATGTATTCTCTCTTACTTTTGTGAAGCGCATGGAGGAAGAATTCGGACGCGTACCAGTGCCGGAAGAGGTTGATCCGCTCGCGTTCGGAAGTGCTGTTATTCTCCCGTTGAACAAGGATCAGTTTGGTAGTGTTTCACTGCATTCTATGCGCGGCCTGATGAAAAACATCTTTGAAGTTAAGATGTTGCAGAAATGCATTGAGGAAGGCCACAAAGAAGAAGAAGTAAAAGCGTTTATGCCGCTGTTTTACGGTGAAATGGTTGGCAATGATATGCGCGCAAATGATTTCGGTGTGCAGGCGGCTATCGCTGTGCTTAATGATGCACGGAAAAACGCACAGCCGATGCCTGAACAGGAAAAACGTGTACTGCATTAACCGAGTGATTCCGATTACATAAATATACATTATGTATTGTGATCGCATATCCGTTTTGTAAGCCAAAATCAAAAGGTTTACGGTGCGGAGGAAGCAAAATGGAACGCGAATTGATGCTTTATTGCGTAGAAGGTGGCGTAGGTCACGATGCCTACGTCGCTGGGAAAGGCTATCCAGCCGATGAAGTGCTTTCTAATATGCACTTCAGAGAAAATGAAAGCCAGGTGTCTGTGTGGAAACGGTGCATTGATGGTATTGAGGTTGTAAGTATAGAACGGTATTTAGGCACGTTTGATTACGGTGTTATTGAGGCTTAATTATGGACGATACATTGTTTTATATGTGCTGTTGCTGGGGTTTTATTGCCTTATGCCTGTTTATCAGGTGGTTTATTGAATACCATATGAGGTGATCTATGAAAAAGGTTGGCGAATACATGATACCGGATAACGCTAAATTAGCCGGAATCGGTCAATTTGGTTGTTATTACTATAACTGCGTTGGTGATATTTATCAGGTCAGTATTGTTGGTGGTGTACAGCATTTTCGTCTTATGCACTTTGAATTGAGCGCACTTAAAAAGGCGGTGTTAATGTATGAAGTTTAAACACTATAGGGAATGGAAGATTCCAGAATCAGCAACAAAGGCAGCGCCCGGAAATGTTTCCGGCGTTTATTTTTATATGGAAGGTAAATGGTATTTCGGCAGCAGGCCGGATCACTATTATCAGGAAATGTGTGATTCTCATGTACTTGATATAAAATTTCGCGTGCAAGGCGGTGTGATTGAGGACGTTTAGAATGATGCGTGCACTTATTGACTTCATTATGGGCTGGCTATTTTGTTCTTTTTTTGTATTCTCATGCATAGCTACGGTTCTTATTGGAATTTTATGCGGTGTGTCTTTTGTTACATGGGAACTACCAGAAATGCCATCACCTGATGATGCGCTTTATATGTTAAGGATCATTATTGCTGTTAGTGTATTTGTTGGGTTCTTTTTCGCTGATTTTACTGATTATTTATGAAATGGCTTTATTTAACCTGTCAGAGCCGCAATTTAACGCCGTAAAAGCTGCCGCCCGCGCAGCGCTTTCTGCCTGCAAAGCGGAGGTGGAGAAAAACGGCTACAGCGATAAAGCTACGCGGCTGATATTAGAAAAGCATTATCGCAAGGTCGCCCCGCTAATCAGTATTGAGCGTTTTGTGTGGTTGGTGGGGTATCTAAATAACCGCTGGGGGACTGATCAGGATTATTTCTAAGGGGGCGTAATGAAAAATGATTACGGCGGCAGCCATACGCCGAAAGAAATAAAGGATTTATGGCAAACGCCAAAACCCGCTTTTAGAGGAATGGATCGTGAATTCGAATTCGTCGCTGATGTGGCGGCAAACAAGGCAAACGCATTAGTTCCGCGATATATAACAGAAGAAATGGACACGTTGCATTATCCGTGGGGAGCGGTGGCAATGCCTGGTGAGTATGTCTGGCTTAATCCACCATATTCTAATCCGGGGCCATTCGTTGATAAAGCGGCGCTTGAACACAGCCGAAACCATATCGGATGCGTAATGTTATTGCCCGCTGATATTTCTGTTAACTGGTTTATGAACGGCGTGGAGACGGCAAACGAATGCCGATTAATTACGCGCGGGCGGCTGGCGTTTATCAATGCTGCGACGGGTAAACCAGCAAGCGGAAACAATAAAGGGAGTTTGTTCTTGATCTGGCATCCACGATGCAGACATGAATGTATTTTCACGCAGATAACACGTAAAGAGCTATATGCAAGAGGTGCAGAAAATGAGTAAAGCGGCTGAATTGCTAAGACTTGCGGCTGAAACTATTGAGGCAAGAGGGGAACAAAACGGATACGATCGAAAAGAAGAAAAATCAGCGCCAAAAATAGCCACTATTTACAACGCTAAGAAGGGGACAAATCTAACCCCGCTTGATGTATGGGATCTACTAATTTGTCTCAAGGAGGGGCGATTAGAGGCCATTTTAAGCAATGGTAGCGACCCGCTCGACACTCTTATAGACCTTATTGCTTATAACGCGCTAAAAGCGGAGCAAATATTAACGGAGCGGGAGGAAGAACAAAGAAAGAAACAGGCTGTTTTTGATATGCCGTTAAATTGCGGCTGCAAGAAAACATCAATACCAGGCGACTTGATCGCCGCCAGCGGGATAACGCTAAATGGTAGCCTTTCAAATAGGCTTGATGTGAAGTTTGACAACGAATCACTATTACGCGCGGCGGGGTATCATAAGAATGGAAAGGGTGACAATTGACAGGTTATTAGCCTGCGTTTATGTCGCCGTTTTCGTGATCATCAATCTTATTGTTAACCATTGCGGCCCGTGGGTAATTCCGATCACCACGGTAGCCGCCGTGTGTGTCAATATGATGATCCGTGACTTCCTGTTATATGACGGCGGCTTGAGATGGTCGGCTACAACATGCGCCGCCGCTGGCGCAATCACTGTACTGATAAATTACGACGCCGGAATGGTGGCGATCGCGTCATTTGTCGCGGTTGTTTCCGGTGCGCTTATTTCTGGCGGCGTTTACCGGGTTTTGCCTGGTGACTTTGATTCTAAACGTTGGCCTGCAAATATAGCGTCCGCCATAGGTGATGCGTTAATTTTCCCGACGCTATCGTTTATGGCATTTATGCCGGAAATATCAGCTATGCAATTCATCTCAAAAATGGCAGCGGTAACGGTGATTACTATCATCATGCGCCGCTATTTCACGTTTGAGGGTAGAAAATGAGCGGGCTTAGAAATTGGGTGGTGTGGTCGCTGTATGACGGCAGCGGGTACGCTGTTAAAGATTGGGCGGACGCTGGTTATAAATGTTATTGCTTCAACTATGACGGCGCTAATCACGGTGATTATGACGGGGTAAAAATAATTCATCCAAATATTGAATATGTTAACGTCTGGATTGATAGCCATTTTCTGGTAATGTTCTCCCCTGAATTGTCTGTATATCCAGATCCTGACATTATCCTGGGCTTTCCTCCATGCGACAATCTCGCCGTTTCAGGCGCTCGCTGGTTCGCTGATAAACGGAAAAAAGACCCTGACTTCCAGGTGAAGGCGGCGCATAACGCAAAACTGGTAGAAAAACTGGCGAATATGCATAACGTGCCGTGGATGGTGGAAAATCCGGTGGGCGCACTGTCAACGTTATGGCGTAAACCGGATTTTATCTTCAATCCGTGCGCTTACGGTGGCTACCTGCCGGAAGATGATAAGCATCCCGCTTTCCCGGAATACATTGCCGACCGCGACGCCTACACGAAGAAAACTTGTATTTGGTGCGGGAATGGATTTAAGCAGCCGCTATTCCGTCCTGTGCCGATGCCAGATGAATGGGAAGACAGTAAGCAGCACGCGAAGTTAGGCGGAAAATCAAAGCGAACAAAGATGATCCGCTCACTAACGCCGCGTGGCTTCGCCCGTGCTGTATTCCTGGCTAACGACCGGGCCATCAATCGTACTACGCTCAACCGCGTTTTGCCGGACTGAAGTTTACAAAATGGCGTCATTGTGTGATGAATGTCACATAATGGCGCTTTGCACCTTGTTAGCACGTATCCATTTTGTATACTTCAAGCAAACAAAATGCTCTTTAAAAATCCGGCAGCGCTGAAATGCGTAGAAATCACCTGAAAAGGAGAGAGCATTATGCCTTTTGATAATTACCAATGGCATGACGACTATGAACGAGAAAGCGTTATGCGTGCAATGTGCAATGTATGCAGCACGAAGAAAGGAGGCTGTAACGAGTGCAACGAATGCTTAGAACATTGGCTAAGGGCCGGACACGCCGAAAGGCTGAACGAAACAGAGAATCAAAAATAATCGGGGTGGTTTTTATGCAAAACCCTAAAAAACCCATAAGACGCCGTTGCAAGTGCTGCGGCGTTTTTTTTGAGCCTAAATATCATAATCAAACGTGGTGCAGCGATGAATGTCTGGAAGAACTGAAGTTTGACCAGCTATGCCGCGACCGTGAAAAGGCTATGAAGGCGATGGAACGGAAGAAACGCCGCGATAGCCAGCGGGAAGAACGCAACCGGAAGCGGAAACAGTTAAATCCGCGCAGCTACTGGATCAAGCAAGTTCAAAACGTATTCAACGCCTATATCCGCGAACGTGACGCGCGCTTGCCGTGTATATCCTGCGGGACTTACTACGGTGAGCAATGCGGGTGGGATGCGGGCCATTACAGGACGGTTGCCGCCGCAGGACACCTTCGCTTTAACGAGGATAATTGCCATAAACAATGCAGGCACTGCAACCAGACATTAGACGGAAACATAGGAGGGTATCGCCCAGCACTGATTCGAAAAATTGGCCTCGCCAGGGTGGTAGCTCTGGAGAACAACAACGATACGCATAAATGGACGATCGCAGAATGTAAGGAGCTAATAAACATCTATCAGGCTAAATTGGACGCCTTAAGGAGAAAGGCAGCATGAATGAATATTCTTTTAGCCTGCCTTACCCGCCATCGAATAATCGCTATTACCGACATTCGCGCGGTTTTCACTATATCAGCAAAGTGGGGAAGGAATACAGGGAACAGGTAAGAGACATCATCGAGCTATTAAATTTAAATATTAACCTACCTTGCCGACTGGCAATTGCCATTTACGCCGCGCCGCCGGATAACCGGATCAGAGATCTGGACAATATCCCTAAATGCCTTTTTGACAGCCTTACTTATGCCGGATTCTGGAAGGATGACGGGCAAATCGACTCAATAAAAATTGTTCGCTGCCGGAAGGTAAAAGGCGGACGCTTGTTTATTAAGATCCGCGAACGCGGCGACCTACTACCGGATATTGACGAATACGCGACTAATATGTGGGGTGAGCAATGAAAAACGAAGTTAAAGATCTGCAAATAGATATTCAGCGCGACGAGCGTGATTTAGAGACGGTCCGACAAATCCAGGCTTTCCACATGCGCGAATTACTTGCGCTGAAAGAGTTCGAAAGAAAGCTGGTGCAATCCATTTCTGATCGTAAACGGCTGGCGGCACGTTATGAGGGCAAATAATGAATTTAGAATCCATTCTAAAATTCCACTTTCCTAAATCACCGCGATTATCTGACGAAAGCCGGGGCACGTCCCCGGACGCTCTTAATACGACGGATGCGCTAACCGCTGCGGGTATGGCGCAATCGCGCGTAGAGCTTGGTTATAGCGCTTTTTTAGGGAAGATGGAACTATCACAAGCCGAAAAACACAGGGCCGTAGTTTTGCTTACAGAGCGTTTAAGGGCTATGGCGAAAGATTACGAATACGTGATGGAGTTAAACGAGGATCAGCGCAATGAACTTATTATTCTTGTTGCCGTTTTCGCGTTTCGGGATTATTGCCAGAGTGCCGCGACGGAAAAAACTTGCATGGAGTGCGGCGGATATAAATTTACGTTTGATGAATACGGTGAAAAACACCTTTGTAAAAAATGCAAGGGGCATGGGACAGTTCGCAATCATTGTAAACAATGCAAGGGTCGTGGCGAAGTACCGGATAAAACAGCCAGCGAAGCGGCGGAAATGCCAGTATTCAAAACGTGCCAGCATTGCGGCGGGCGCGGGTACTCGCGTTTCCCGGTAGATCTCGTCCGGCAGGCGGTTAATCAGCTTGTTTTCCCGGTAAGCCGATCAACATGGTGGAAGAAATACCGGGCTTTCTATGAAGACGCCATTGCTGAATTGTTCAAAGAAGAGGCGCGGGCTGACAACGAAATTAAACGAGTGACGCGGGGTGAATAATGGATAAGCTGGAAATAAACGATCAGTTTGCCGTTATCTTATTTGAAGATAAAACAGGCGGCGCATGGTGTAAGAAAGTCACTGGCGCGGAAGCGCGTTTAATATTGGGTATGGCAAGCGCGTTAAATGAAGGCGAATTGCCAGCCATCCCTATTAAGCCTGTAAAAATTTACAAGCGTGGTGACGATGATGAAGCCTAAATTAAAAGAACATCTATTTGCAAAGCTGGTTAATGACCTGACATTATCCGCGCGGTTGTGCCGTGATACACAACAATTGAGGGCGTGGATAGCAAGGGATTTAAAAAAATATATTGAGCCTGGCGGGCCAGGTGGCGAAATCACGATGGACGAAGCCATCAAGCGCCGTTCGGCTGAATGGTCAGTGAGTAACACCGGATTAACCGGATACATTGAAGGCTATAACGACTGTTTACAGGATCATAGCGATGGCAAGTAAAGACCTGCATTTGAATCTGAAAGGGGAATATTTCCACGCCATATGGACTGGAAAGAAGGTGGAGGAATACCGGCTTTATAATGACTATTGGCGTAAACGTCTGGAAGGGCGGGAATATGAACGCCTGATTATTAAATGGGGATACCCTGCCAACCACGAAAAACACAGGATTATTAACCTTCCTTATTTTGGGTACGAAGTAAAAACTATCACTCATCCATTATTCGGCCCTGATCCTGTTAAGGTATTCGCAATTAAATGTGACAGAAATTGGATGTTGAGAGGTAAAAATGAAAAGTAACCGTAAACGCCTGGTAAGGGCGTATGACAAAGCGTTAAAGGCTTTTGATGATCTGCGACGCAATAAGCGCCAGCGCCGAAAATGGGCGCGATTACTTGTTAGTGAATGGCATGATGAGGATTTTTTCCTTGAGGCCAGACACATGACTCAGGATGACGCCGACTTATTAGCTGATGATAACGTTTATTATATGATGTGGTGACAATATGCAAATAATCATTGATTATCTTTGCCACGCTGTAAATACGCTTTTTGGTTTTTATCAACAACCATTCCTCAAAGAATGGGACGAAATGCTCAATGACATTATTGATAAAGGGTTAATAGTTGAAGTCTGCGAGCTAACGATAAAATTCAATTACGAAGGCAAAGAATATGAAATATGGGTAGGCAATAGATGGTACTCATACGGGCATATTTACTCAATTGGCGGTAAGTACATCAAACGCAGCCAGGAGTTCAGGCCACGATTCCGCACAATGCGCCGCCTGCGTGATCTGCATATAGGGATAGTTGAAGACCAGGAAGAGCGCGAACTATTCAAGATCTACGGGGATAAATCATGGAATTAAAAATCTGGCAGGCTATCGACGTTGTTGATAATGAATTGTCTATGTTCGCCACTAACGGGAAACGCGTTGTGATCGCTACATGGACACGTAACCATGATGATATTGCTTTTCGTCGCGCGGCGGCGGAATTGCTTTTCGCTGATGGCGGCTACACGATGAACATCGCACAGCTTGCCAGAATGAAAGATGAAAAGCTGGTGGATAGCTACATAACTGCTTAACGAGGTGGATATGCGTATCTATGAACACAAGCGGGATAAAACCCGCTTTTTTGTTCGTGCTGGCGTGGCGTACCAGTATCACGAATGCGGATACATTGAGGCACTTGCTTACGACCTGGATTTCGAACAAGAAAAAGAATGGTTTGATTTCAAGATTTACCGGAAGCGCAAGCCAACGCGCGACGAACGACACGCCATCCGGGACTTTTTAATCAGCATAGACCGCTGGGAGACAGACGAATGAAAGTTAAATTCTTGCACGATCACGGATACCCGTCATTAAAACGCGTAGTAGGGGAAACGGTAGACGTTGTTCACTCTGATGATGTGACCTGCGTCATTTTGGGTAAAGACCTTATTGCTCACGGTGCTGATGATAATTATATCAATCCGGCGTGGTCGTATACGTTCAGCCTGGGCGGCTTCGTGGGCGACAAGGGGCGCGGGCTGCAAGTAGTCGAGGGTTAATATCATGGACGTTTACGAAGATCTATACCTTCAGACAAATACCCACACTTTTTATTTTCTGAAAAACGGCGTCGTATATCGCAGTGACGACGGGGTGATAATGAAGGAGTGGTTATTTAAGCGTAAAGACCTACTCGATGATCTGGTTTTTGCCGGGATATTCCGTAAACGTCCGGCTAACCTGGAAGAAGAAATGCTGATCGAGGTAATTAAAAATGAAAATCAAGGTAAGTTATTTCAGGGCGAAAGATAAGGCCACTGGAAGACTAATGTCTATCCTGGTTAACGAAGCGAATTACATGTTTTTTCTTCAGCCGTGGTGTATTGCGGATCTTAATGACGATTATCGCCGTCACGCTGCGCGGAGTGCTGTAGGGATGAAAGGCTGGCAACCGCGCGACATGGAAAATTATTGTGAATGGAAGCTGATAGCAAAATACACGGTCGATTATAAAGGGGTTTTCTGATGTTTGTAAAATGTATAAAGTCTCGTTTCCCTGATCTTTTTGTAGTTGATGAGATTTACGACATAGAAACGCTAATAAGCAGAACTAACGATATTCAGTACATTTATGATGAAGACGGCGATCCGTGGTTTTTTTATAACGATCTTGATGGTAGCGGATTCGTTGATGGCGCTGGCGGTAATGGTGTGCCAGTTGCGCTATTTATAAATCCAAATAGGGAATGAATATCATGTATGTCAGATGCACTGAATCAAAAACATCATGCTTTGAGGTTGGTGGAATATATACCGTAGATCACCTGACTGGTGATGAGCTTAACACTCAATACATTAAAGACGACCACGGCGACGCGTGGCGCTATTGGGATTGCTACGCGCGTGGACACGTTACCAGTCAGTTTGGTACGGAACCGATCGCGCGTTTTGTTAAGTGGTGAGGTAGTGTCATGAGCCGGAATCAGAGATACCAGTGCACATATTCACGATGTAGCGCGTTTTTTAAGAATGGCAAGATCTACGAAGTCGGCGCGGCATTGGTTGACGCAAAGAATCAGGAATATATTCACGCCATTACTGACGACCAGGGCCAGTTATGGCGATTTTATAAGATGGGGTGTGGCACGGCGCTTGTTTATGCGCGTGCTGGTGGTGGTGCTTTTGCTGCATTTTCGTATGTAGGGGCGTAGAAAATGATTTTAACGTGTCACGGATCTGATCTTGATTGTTTCGAAGACGGTTGCCAGTACGAAGCGGAAAAACCAGGCGGATTACCGAAAAACCCGTTTTTAGTCGTTACAGACACTTACGGTCACTTATGGTATGCAGCGCCCAGCAAGGCGCGCGGCTGGTGGCTGATTCAGAATGACGATCGCGAGGTTGTAGTTGCCTTCAGGCATGACGAATAAAAAGCGTGATCTACTCCGCAAAGTATACAAAATGGCATTGTTTTGGCAGTGCCATTTTGTTATAAAGAAGCTGAAGAGAGAACGATGCGGAGGGTAGAAAAATGAAACGCTGGATTAACGAAGAAACAGAGTCCCGCTTCAATGCAATTTGGGATCTGATTGAAAAAGAGGACGGCGTTTCTAGTCCCTACCTGAACAATCTTGAGTTCCACTATGTAGAAGCGATGAACGCAGAGCATGACCACGAAGGCGGTGCTGATGAATTCGCTAAAAAATACGGCTTCGATGATGCAAACCATATGATTAACAACGTGGTGATGCAGGCAGAGGAAGACTACGAATGCAAATCACTTGAATTCGCACGCATGGCATAAGGGGGGAAACATGAACGCTAACGCTAAATATCCTGCCTGGGTCTTTGAACTATACGCCCGCTATTTTGAAGAACTGGCACCAGGTGAAGAAGCATTAAGCATTGACGAATACGCGGAGTGTTTAGGATTCAAGGGGGACGAAGAAGAATAAAACACGGGGCCGGATGGCCCCATCAAATCAGAAGGGTGTAATTATGAAAAGCGCTAAATTCATTGCGTGCTGTTTTGTTGAAGTCCCTAACGATGATGTTTTCTGCAATTATGAATTTAAAGACAGCTTAGGCAGATCTCATGTTGTTGTTGGTAAGCGCGGCGATTGGTTATATATAACCGATGACGATATGATTTTTACCAGAAATCAACTATTTCACATACACTCAGTAAATAATTATGCGCCAGTTGCCGCTATATCCACAATGGATATGCATTCTAATATGTGGCTTGAAAAGGACACTGTGCATAAAGCGCGTAGCTTACCTGGTGCGGAGTATTAATTATGGTTGTATTTAGACTATGGCGCGGAGTTAGTAGGCTTGATGGTGAATACAGCCGCGTCATTGAAGATGTTAATCGTGGGCGTTTTTATGAACTGGCATACAATGAGGAATTGGAAAAAACATACTTGAATGAATCTCTCCCTATGTGGCGAAAAATGGCTGGTGAAATAGCTTTCGCAATGCGCCACGGATTTTATACAGATCATAACACGCTAATTGATGCCGAACTGGTGACGACTCTTTACGAAGGAGAATAAACAATGAGTAAATTTATCAGCGTTAAAGTTTTCCGTGGAACTATTCCAGAAGGTAAGAAATACGGTAAATTCAGCGGAATGCCTGGCGCATGTTTCCGTGTAGCAACGGAAGACGACGAGCATGTTAAATGCTTCCACGTATCGGAGCCGCCTTTTAATCAAGAACATCTTGAAGACCCTGATAAAGTTAAAATGTTCGCTTTCGCTTCACTGATGCTTAATCCTTACCCTGCTCTTGATGTCGAATTGGTTGGCGCGGAAATGTTCGCGGAATACAAAATAACGGAAGCAGAAGACGGAGATTCTAAAATTGAGCGCATCAAATAGACCTTACAAAATCCGTTGTAAAGGTGAATACCCTGGCTTTACGACTGGTTGCGAATACCTGGGCCACATTGGTTACGGCCCTTTCGGTGAGTTAGGGATGAATACGATTGATGACGATGGCGACAGCAGGACGCTTGATCTTGATTCTGATGATTTCGAATACATCCCGCCGATAACTTACAGCGACGTTGATGATTTCATGGCTGAACATGAAGACGATGAGGATGATTATGATTGAATGCCTTATTATTGCGGTAGTTATCATTTACCTGGCTGGCGTCATTTTAATGGGCGCTTTTCAGAAAGCTGTTGATAGTGACGGCATTATTTGGTTCGAGCTAGTCTTCTGGCCTTTCATTACGATATACGCATTCGGTGACGCCATGCGCATTAACATCATGCGAGCCATTAAGGAGCGTAAGAAATGATTGAAGATGGCGTGTACGAAGCAACAGTAGTAGACGGGCTGTTTTACCGCGTGGAAGGCGATGATATTCGTATCCGCGTTGGCTGTGGCGAGTGGGTAGCGCCAATCATTAAGACGACGCGAGAAACAATTAAAATATTTCTTGATGCTGGTGAACTGGTAAAGGTTAGCGACCTATGAACGAGATCGAAGATGGTGTTTATTCACATGCTTTGTTCGGTATAGCCTACATGCTAAAAGGCGACAAAGTGATGATTATGACTATTGATGACCCATACTGGAAAGATTCACTAATGAGCCGCGAGCAAATGCAATTATTACTTGATAATGGTCTGTTAATCAGGAAACTGTAGACATAATCGCGCATAAAAAACAAATAGATTAAAATATTTCCTAACAATGCGAAATTGTAATTACCCGGCACCGCGCCGGGTTTTTGCTTTGTTGGAGGTAAATCTATGTTCGACAGAATACGGGAGGCGTGCGCGTATGTGACTGGGGCCGTAACTGCTTTTTTCGGCGCGATAACCATCAATGATATTGCCGTCTTTGTGGGTATCTTATCAACCATAGGCACATTTGCCGTTAACTATTACTTCAAATCACAGGAGAACAAGCGAGCGCAAGAGGAACACGACGCGCGAATGGGGAATAAGTAACATGATTAGCCAATCGCTGAAGAATAAGATTATTGCTGCGGCGGCTGGTGGGGCGATCGCTATTGCGGCGGTGATGGTTAAACCATTAGAGGGCGTGGAGTACGATCCCTATCGTGATGTTATCGGCGTATGGACCGTTTGCTATGGTCACACCGGAAAAGACATCATGCTTGGTAAGACTTACACGCAATCAGAATGCGATGCTTTGTTAAACAAGGATCTCCACAAAACCGCAAAAGCGATTGACCCATATATTAAAGTCGAAATATCAGATTTTACCCGCGCGGCGCTTTATTCATTCGCCTATAACGTAGGCGCTACCAACTTCAAAACATCAACCTTATTGAAGCTACTCAATGACGGTAAGAAATCAGAAGCGTGCGCACAGCTTAAACGCTGGATATACGCTGGCGGTAAGAAGTGGCAAGGCCTGGTTAACCGCCGTGATGTTGAATATGCCGTTTGCGAATGGGGGGAAACGTGGACAAGGTGAAGGCGTTAATCATCGCCGTTGTTGTTTGCATTATTGCCGGACTTACCGCCGTAACGTGTTATTACCAGGGTGAGGCGGCAAGGTTACAGGAAGAAGTCACGGTGACGCAAGGTGCACTAAAAACAGCAAGTAACACTATTCAGCAGATGAAGGAGCGAAACGCCGAACTGTCAAAACTTGATAAGAGGTATCACGATGAGATTAAAGCTATCAGATCTGACATTGCTGATCTGCGTGCTGGTATTGATAGCGGTGCTATCCGGTTGCACGTCAACGCAATACCCGTGCGAGTGTCAGACGCCACCGGAACCGCCAGCAGCATTGATGGAGCCGCCTGTAGACTCACTCCCGACGCTGAATCGGCTTATCTATCCCTCAGAGAACAACTAAAAGAGAAAGACGCGAAGATCACCGGATTGCAGGACTACATCAAGACGCAGTGCATACGCAAAGAATAACAGCGCGTGGACGTGTCGCCGTTTCCGCCAGCCAGCCATAACCGGGCCAATCCTTCCCGCGAGCGACGGCGGAAAAGTCAAAAACACGTAATACCGGATCAACAGTCCCATTAACAGGTCGGCGCTACCTGGGTAGAAGAAAGCGCCATTCACCAATTTTATAAAATTCTGGAAACGGTACTGATGAAGCGCCGTTTTCAGTGTTTTATAGCTGTTTTCACTCCCTGCGGTGTCGAGTTTTGCGGGGGTTATATTTTTCAGAATAGGAGATTATTCTGATGGCTAAGGCTAAAGGCATTAAATTGCCTCAATTCAAAGTACCGCTCTTTGAGCATACAACCGTTTTCTTTTGCCCGACCCGCGAGATGTTTTATGAATTTTGCGAAAAGGCAGGAATTCCAATTGAGCCTGATTTCGAACTGGCAGGAGGATTGACGCTTACTTGCACTGGCGAGAAAGGCGGTAACTTCTACGTGATCGCAGTATTCGACAATGAGTTAGGAACGCTGGTACATGAATGCGCTCACACCACATTCCACGTTTTAAGTGATGTAGGCGTAGTGGCGACCACTGATCCAACTCACCCGGCGAATGAGACTTACGCTTACATGGTGGGGCGCATCTTTGATGCATTTTTCCCTATCCTGGCAGAATCAAACGAAGCACAGGTAGCGGCAATGCAGGCGGCTGAAGTCGTCGAGCAGGCATTGGAGCAGGCAGAAAAGGCGACTGATGCAGCAGAACAGGCGGTAGAACGGGCAGATGAGCCGAAAGAAGAGAAAAAACCAGCTAAGAAAGGCAAACGTAAGCCTAAAGCAAAAGAAGCGCTTGTACCGCGTGTAATGAGCTTTAAGCGGGGGTGATTATGGACGCTTATGCAATAGCCGGATTGATCGGCGTTTCTGTATTCCTGGTATGTTTTGCTATCGCTGTACTGATAACCGTAAAAAGCAAATCATGAATGCCTACGATCTCATTTGGTTATTTGTGCTCATCATAGGTATTGGCGTGAACATTTACAGGCTATGGTGAAAATATGATTGACCCGCTCATTATCCTTTCTGCCTGCGTCGCTGTATGGCTGGCGATCATGATATTCATTGAAAGCTGAAGGTATTCACCATGAATATTTACGATCTCATCTGGTGGTCGTTGGTCGCCGTCATTATCTATTTCTGGTGGAAAAATGTTGTATAGGTGACGGCATGGATATATTCGAATTACTGGCGATTATGTGCGGCATGATGTTAGGCATTGTCGCCATAATTATCATCATCGGCCTTGTTATGGGTAGCATCAAATGAACGCATACGAAATGCTATTGCTGGTGGCTGTAGTTGTAGTCATTGCCGTAGATGTTTATCGGGAGTTTAAAAAATGAAATGGCTTGATTTCTTTTTCCTGATTGTTGCGATTGTTCTCACCATGACCTCGCTGACTCAATAGGTGAGCGAATGGATGTTATCGAAGCCGTATTATTCGTATGCATCGCCGCGTTAATTATCGTAGGGGTGATTATCAATGTCTGACAGTGATTTCTTAATCATGGCTATAAGTTCGCTGTTAGTTGTTATTGTTTTCTTCGCATAAACAAGGTGGACAATATGAGAGAGTCAGATTTTATCTATATGGTTTTGGCTATCGTCCTTATTACATGGGCGCTCACGCTTTAATCAGGGGTAAATATGTTTGAATTTATCGATCTGTTAATGTTCTTAGTTTGCTCAGGCGTGCTTATTATCGCGTTAATGTTATGTGTATATGTGATCGTAATGATTACCGCGCTTATTTACAAAGAAGCAAAACAGAGATTTAAGGGTAAACAATGAAAGAGCTATTCGACTGGCTTGAAGTATTAACATACTGCGCAAGTTTTGTTGCTTGCGTATATATCATCAATAAATATTGAGAGGTGAAATATGGCCCGCACTAAAAAGGCAAATGCTGACGATAAAAAGCCAGCCGCTAAAAAGGTGGGCCGTCCGCATGGTTATACCGAAGAAAAAGCATTAGAAATCTGTGAGCTGGTGGCGGACGGTCAGAGTGTTAACAAAATTTCGAAAATGCCTGGTATGCCTACCCGTTCCACAATCCTGAAATGGTTTAGAGACGTGCCGGAATTCTCGGACATGTACATGCGCGCGAAGGAAATCGGCTTCGAGGTATTAGCTGATGAGATCCTCGATATAGCTGATGATGCTAAGAACGTCGATAAAGACCAACTACGCCGCCACCAACTAATGATTGAAACGCGTAAATGGTTACTGGCAAAACTGCAACCGCGTAAATATGGCGAACGCGTCACACAGGAGATCGTCGGCAACAAGGAAGAAGCGCCCGTCCAGGTTGAAGTCACGAAAGAAGAGATCGCCCGCATCGTCCAGGAAGTAGAAGACGAGGTGTGATTATGTTGTCCATCAAAGAAAGGGTTATTCAGTCAAAATGTGAAAACGATGGCCTGTTTTTCAACCGCTATTTCTACAAGCAAGCAAACGGTACGAAGATGTTTGTCTCAGGTCATCACATAGCTATCCGCGATGCACTGCAACGCGTTATCAATGGTGAGATTACCCGACTCATCATTAACATCCCTCCAGGGTACGGTAAAACCATGATCGCAACCATCAATATGATGGCCCGGTCCCTCGCAATAAATCCCCGCACACGCTTCCTTCACGTTTCATACTCCGACAACCTGGCATTACTTAATTCCTCGACAGTCAGAAGCATGGTTTGTTCGCAGGAATACCAAAAGCTATGGCCCATGAAGATCCGCAACGATGCCAACAGTAAATCGATGTGGTGGACGGAACAGGGCGGCGGGATATATGCCGCATCGTCACACGGTCAGATTACGGGTTTTCGTGCTGGTTACATGGAGCCAGGTTTTAACGGCGCGATGATTATCGACGACCCATTAAAGCCCGCTGACGCTTACTCTGATGTGATGCGGGATAAGGTAAAGAACAACTACAACGATACGCTTGCTTCACGTCTGGCAGTGCAAACAACGCCTGTTATCGTCATTATGCAGCGTATCCACTACGATGATTTGTCCGGCTACCTGTTACGCGGTGGCAGTGGTGAGAAGTGGTATCACCTTAACCTGCCAGTGAAGATCGACAATAGCATCGACTATTGGGATCTGTACCCGGAAAACGAATTCGCTATTCCTATTGCTCATAACCTGCCGGACGGCTGGCTATGGCCTAAAAAGCACAATGACAGCCATGAAGCCGGACTGAAAGCACACCGCAGGTCATTCGAGGCGCAGTACATGCAGCGCCCGCGTAAATTCGACGAGGAAGGCGCGTTATGGACTGAAGCGATGATAACCGCAGCGCACCGGATGCAGATAACGCAGGACAAGATCCGCACGGTGATAGCCATCGACCCGGCAACAACATCATCTGATGAGTCGGACGAAACCGGGATCGTAGCCTGTTCAGCCTATGGTGGCGGCAAGTACGCACAGTATTCTGTAGACGGTGACTACTCAGGCCGCATGTCTCCTAACGACTGGGCGCAAGCATCAATGAACGCTTATAACATCCATGAAGCTGACGCGATAGTTATCGAAACCAACCAGGGCGGGGAAATGGCAGAGGCCACGCTACGTAACGCCGGATTCAAAGGCCGCATTGTTAAGGTGCACGCAAGCAAGGGTAAATTCGCCCGCGCCGAGCCAATATCGGCACTGTATGCACAAGGAAGGGTGGCCCACACAGGCAGCCTGTACACGCTGGAAAATCAAATGATGGAATACGTGCCAGCTACCGCTAAAAAATCCCCGGACCGCCTCGACGCAATGGTGTGGGGTATCACTGAATTAAGCCAACCACAGGCTATGGGCCTCATGTTACCGAAGCGCCTGCGCGGATTTTAAAAACCATCCCACAATCACCCACAAGTTTTTCTATTTTTCGCGTAGCAACGCGTAAACATGTATTCAGGAGTAAACATTATGCCATCCAATTTAGAATTGGCGGTTAATGCTGCCTTGTCACAACGCCAGGCGGCCTTTGCCCGCTATGCAGCCGCTAACCCATTCACTATGGGGATCGATGCTAAACGTAACGCCGCGTGGAGTGAATACGGATTCAAAGAAGAGCTTACCTATACTGATCTATATAAGCTGTATCGTCGCGGTGGTATTGCTCACGGGGCCATTGAAAAAATTATCACCACATGCTGGCGCGATAGCCCGGTGCTGATAGAAGGCACTGAAGACGAGAAAGCGGAAACGGAAACACCCTGGGAAAGAGAAATAAAGAAACAATTCGATAACCGATTCTGGCGTGTTATTGCTGAATGCGATCGCCGTCGCCTGGTTGGTCGTTATGCCGGACTATTGATTCACGTCAAAGATAACCAGCCGTGGGATCGTCCAGTAACAAAAGGGGTAGGCATCGCTAAATTCACTCCTGTATGGGCTGGCGCACTAACACCAAAGGACTTCGATGAAAACCCGGATAGCGATAACTACGGTCTGCCGACATGGTGGGAATACAAAGAACGCATCAACAGCAAGACCATCGCAAGGAAAATACATCCAGACCGGATATTTATCTTTGGTGACTATTCTGATGATGCTATCGCTTTCCTTGAGCCATCCTATAACGCTTTCGTTTCGCTGGAGAAAGTGGAAGGTGGTAGCGGTGAGTCATTCCTGAAGAACGCCGCACGCCAGCTTGCTATCTCATTCGACAAAGAAATTGACTTCCGCTCACTGGCTGCAACGTATGACTGCGACGTCACAGAGTTACGCGAAAAATTCAATGAAGCCGCAGCGGAAATGAATAAAGGTAATGATGTGATGATGGCGTTACAGGGCGCAACAGTAAGCCCGCTGGTAACTGCCGTATCTGACCCGTCCGCAACCTATGATGTAAACCTGCAAACCGCCGCCGCTGGTATCGACATTCCAACGCGTATCCTAGTTGGGAATCAACAGGGTGAACGAGCATCAACTGAAGATCTCCGCTATTTCAATAACCGATGCATGACCCGCCGCCAGGAAATCGGAGGCGAGCTTGAAGAACTATTCCGCAAACTGGCAGATCTACGCCTTACCAGTGAGCCACGCGACATATCAGTGCTATGGGATGACCTTAACGCTATGACCAAAGCCGAACTACTGGAAGCGGCACACAAGATGGCGCAAATCAATCAGGCATGTCTTGCTACTGGTGAGCAGGTATTCAGCGGTGATGAGATCCGCGAAGCTGCCGGATATGAAGGGCCAACGCAGGAAGTAGAAGTGGAAGACGAGGAAAACGATGATGAAGGTGAAGAAAATAATCAGGCGAATACCTCCAGCCGCGATAATGCCATCTAACACCGAAGACCCGACCATGACAGGTAGGTTGCGGTCGGGAGCTATTAAGCGTTTTAAGTCCTGCCTGAAGAAAATAGCCGATCCATATATCGCCATACTGGACAGAATACAATATAGCCTGGCTGTTAATAAAAAATACACCTTCCAGATTTACATGGATGAATTGCACGACATGCTGGAGGACGCCAGCGACATGATTGATGAGATATTCGAGCTAACCGACCCGGAAAGTTTTTGGTTTTGGCAGGAATACGTGAAGGTGGCATATCAGCGCGGCACGGCACAGGAATACGCCAACCTTGCCAACCAGTCTGTTACTTACTCAAGCGCTTATCCTGATGTATCCGCCGTGCTATCAAGTACGACTTACCGCACGCGCCTTGCCCTTGTTCGTACCCGTGTATTTGAGGAAATGCGCGGGCTAACAGCACAGATCAAGAAGGATATGGCCCGACGATTAACCGAAGGGATGGCCCGTGGTTTAAATCCACTGGAAATAGCGCGCACATTGCAGCAGGAAACGCAATTGCCGCTATACAGGTGCAAACGTATTGCCCGAACTGAAATATGCACAGCGTTACGCACAGCGCGTATGGATGAGGCAGAAGCGGCGACAGAAGAGCTTAATCTGCGCACCATGCAAATGCACATTTCGGCATTGTCACCGACTACCAGGCTATCGCACGCGCAGCGGCACGGGAAAACATACACCATAGATGAGCAGCGCGAATGGTGGAGCAGATCCCCAAATTCAATTAACTGCAAATGTAGCACGATTACCGTATTGGTTGACGAAGACGGTAACATATTAAACAAACGAATATTAGATCGGGCGCAAGAAAACTATAAGGTTGCGCACGCTAAATATGGCGAAGATTGGGAGTAAAACCGTGAGTAAAGAACTGATTCAGGTTAATACCAAATTAACCGCTAATACAATCCGCCGGGAAACGTATAACGGGCGTGAACATATTGTCGTCCCGTCCTACACGTTACCATTCAATATCGTTATGAATCGGGAATATTACCCGGAAGCTGAAATTATCGCTAATTACCAGTCGCTGGAGGGAACACTCGCCCCGTTAGGTCATCCTACCGTGGACGGTAAATTTGTTTCCGCATTTAGCCCGGAAGGATTAAACACGGGTTTTTGTGGAGCGTGGAACAGAAACGTTGAATTACGCGGCAACCGTGTTTATGTGGAAAAATGGGTGGATGTGGAAACCGCCAGCCATTCAGAGCAAGGCCGCGAATTATTAAGCCGACTGGAAGCACTGGAGAAAGGAGAAAGCAAAGATCCGATCTGGTCATCCGTCGCTGTATATCGTCAACGTATGCCAGCTACTGAAGAGATGAAAGCCCAGGGGGCCGACCATGTGGTGAAAATCATGTCTATCGACCATGACGCTATTTTGCTGCATGAGCCGCCAGCCGCTTCACCAGAGCAAGGCGTTGGCCTGATGGTTAATACAGACCAGGCGAAACCGTTAATGTCGGTGGCAATGAAAGAAAACAGCTACCGCACACTTGAGAAACAATTAACCGACGCCGCGCGGGAATTATTCCCTGATGCCGATTATGTGTATGTGGTGGACTTCACTGATAAAGAAGTGACGATCGCCACTAATACTGAAAGTGCTCAAGTTTGCGCATATGAAAAACAGGCTGATAAAATTATTCTCAATAATGGCGAGCTTGCAACCAACGAGGAAAGTAAATCCTGGTTTACTCAGTTCGCTGAACACCTTTCTAATCTTTTCTCCCTGAATGAAAAAATTAAGGCCAATAAATCGGAGGACGATCCCATGCCTTTGACCAAAGAAGAACGCGCCGAACTGGTAAAAGAAATTAACGAAGGCTTAGCCGCTAATATCGCTAATGCAGTAGCAGAGGCATTAAAACCAGTACAGGCAAGCGTTGAAGAATTACAGACCAATCAGAAAGCGATCAAAGAAGAGATCGCAGCAAACGCAAATAAAGAAGAAGCAGAAAAACGCGCCGCAGTTGCGAAAGTACACGGCGAAATTGTTGCTAACGCATTAAGCGGTGAAGCGTTAGAAGCAATGTTTAAATCCCTGGGTAAAGCAGCACCAATGGCAGCAAACTCAGCCGCTGGTGGAAATAAACCTGCTACCCCTGACATTAACAACTATTTCGCATAAGAGGTGAATTATGGCCCGTTTTCGTCGTGTGAATATTGACGGTAAATCTATTACCGAAACCGCAGTATCTGCCGCAGAGCTTAAACCAGGCACCCCGGTAAAAATGACGGCTGGTAAATTCGTTGCCGCCACCGATACCGTAGGCCGTATTTATGTTGTTAATCCAGCATACCATGAAGGCCTGGGTATTGAAGATGCAATTCCGGCTGGTCATTCCGTGGTCGCTGACTACGCAGAAGAAGCCCGCGAATTCGCAATCCTGCTTCCTGAAGGTGCTTACACCAAAGATGCTGCCATCACCATCGGTGAAGGTGGATTTAAATTGGTAGCATCTGATGAACCAGTTTTTGCTTTCTGCCAGGAAGCTGTAACCCTTGAAGCGGCTGATTTTGTACGTGTCCGCGTTGCATAATAATAAGAGGTGAAAAACTATGTTGTTTAATAAACACAACCTTGCTACCAACAGCCGCATTCGTGCTCAGTGGGATCACCTGTGGGCGCAGCGCAACATGTTCAATGATCGTGACGGCGCTCTTATTGCCGCAAATATGGCAAACATGACCGCTGACATCCTGGCATGTAATGCCGTTGGCGGCTTCGATCAGGAATTTTGGAAAGCTGTCGATAACCAGATTATCGAAATGAGCACCGAAGAGACTGGTATTGAAATTGTAAACGATCTAATGGCTGTACAAACCGTATTACCGATCGGTAAAACAGAGAAAATGTACAGCGTATCCGGTGATATTAACGATGAAGTCGTCGTTAGTATTGATGGTCAAGCCCCGCATGGCTTTGATCACACTGAATATGGCAGCGATGGCGACCCGATCCCGATGTTCGCAGCGGGTTACGGTGTTAACTGGCGTCATTCCGAAGGTCTGAAAACTGTAGGCATCGACCTCGCCCTGGACAGCCAGCGCCTGAAACTGCAAAAATTCAACAAGGCCCGCGTTGATTATTACCTTAACGGTAACGCAAAAATCAACGTCAACGGTAAACCTGGCCAGGGTATTAAAAATCACCGCAATACCCAGCAACTAGTCATGACCTCCGAAGATCTCACCACTGACGGATTCGACGCTCTCATCAAATTCTTCACCACTGGTGCATTCGGTGTTATGGCCCGCAACAACCGCGTTGACCAGTATGATCTCATGTGGGTGTCACCTGAAATTATGGCTAACCTGGCAGCGCCGCACATTGCTAACGGTACTGTCGTAGGCAGTGTTCTGAATATCGTTAAACCGTTTATTCCGGTTAAAGAAATCCGTCAGACCTATGCACTGAAAGGCAACGAGTTCATTGCTTATCAACGCCGCCGCAATGTCATCACCCCACTGGTTGGTATGACCACTGGTGTAGTACCCCTGCCGCGCTTTATGCCGACTGATAACTACAACTTCAAAATCATGTCTGCCGAAGGTTTACAAATCACCTGCGACATGCTGGGCCGTTCCGGTGTCGTTTACGGTCACAAATAATTTTGTATTTCCTGTAACTCCCCGGCGCGATGCCGGGGATTTTTTTTGTATGTGGAGCAAACAAAATGGTCACTACAGAACAGGCGCGGGAATATCTTGAAAGCCAGGGTATTGACCTGCCAGACATTATCTTATCTTTGCTGGTGGAACAGGCAAATAGCGTTAATGAATGCCTTGATGCTAACTATCCGGCCTCCACCGCAACATTGATTCAGCTTTATCTGATCGGGCTGTTAGGACTCACACAGGCGAATAAATACGTTTCATCACACACAGGTCCGAACGGTGCAAGCCAGTCCTACCGCTATGTTGATTTCAATAAAAAATGGAAGGCGGCTTGTTCGTTGCTCCGCTCGATTGATAAACATAATTGCACAGCAGAACTGATTCCCGCAGATCCTGAAGCCACCGCACATGCCGGACTATGGATCGGTAAGAGTGGGAGGATGTAACCATGTGGAACGACCTAACGTTACCGGACCCGGTATTACCTAAGCTATTCACCCGCGTATGGGTGAAGACTGACACCGGGCGACAGGTTGCCGCCTATCTCAATGATGCTGGCGAATGGGTAATTCTTTGCCCGCGCGTGGCGAAAACCCATCCGAAAATTGTTAAATGGAGCTATGGCTATGAGTAAGATTGCGCGATTCAGCTACAAGGCATTAGCCACCATTTACCCCGTAACGCGTGACGACTGGACAAACTCCGATGTATACGGTGCACCATACCTGATTGATTGCTCATGGGAGCGCACAGACGGCACTGCAACAGACACAAACGGCAATGAGGTTAGCAATACAATAACTGTATTTACCGAACTGCTTCACAATATGCAGCCAGTGCAGCGCCCGGAAAAAGGCTGGATGATTGCCACTGGCGACACCACTGATATTTCCGACCCGCTGGCGGCAGGTGCGAACGTTATAACCGGAATCGTTGAATGGGATATGAGCATGTTTAACGACACGCCGGATTATAAGATCGTGACAGGGGGTTAATCATGCCTATCAAGGGTGTTAAACGTGTCAGGGAGCGATTAAAGCAGGAGCTAAAGGAAATCACAGATAAGAAAACTCATGAGGTGTTATGGCGAGTAGGGATGCTGGCTGGTGGCTTCGCGGCGAACATGACCCCCGTTGATACGGGTTTTTTAATTAACAGCCAATTTCAGTATATAGGTAGCACGGCGGAGGGTATGCAGTTACGGCTGGGATATACGGCCCGGTATGCTGAATGGGTGCACAATATGCCAGGTAAATTAAAAGGACAGCCGCGCGAACATTTCGGCAAGACTAGCGAAGGGGTTGAATTCGGCGGCGGTACTGGAAAAGGTAAATATTGGGACCCAAACGCGGAGCCGGAATTTTTGCGCAAGGCATTCGAAGATCCAAACAACGCTGACGATATTTATAAAGAGATTGTAGAAGGTTACAAAACATGAAACGCAGCGAAGTATACGACGAAATAAGGGATTGGATTAAATCCCACGGGTACGATGAAGGCTATATTTTGCAGGCCCGTTTCTGGAATGAGCGATCCAATTCAAATAACGACAGATACATTGTCATCCAGCAAAACGGCGGCGCGGCTGGTGAGGAAGCAATAACCCGTGATTATTTCCGCATCCTGGTTATTTCGGCGCGGAATGACGCAAATATTAGTGAAGTGGAAGACCTCGCCGACGCAATACGTCAAAGTATGTTAACAGAATATAAAACTGATAAAATTACACACATGAAGCCAGTTGGCGCTATTCCTGCGATGCAGACAAGAGAAGGGCGCTTTATTTTTACCGTAGCTTTTCAAACCATCATATCTAGATAAGAGGTAATAAACATGTCTCAGACTTGCGAAAAAGGCGCGTTTTTGGGCCGCGACGTGGCTGTATTCTTCGCTATCGCTTGTCCTAACGCGAAGCCGTTAGATGACGACTACAAAGCGTTAGGAATGATGCGCGGCAAAACGCTCTCAGTCGAATGGGAAACCGCAGACGCCACCGCTGATAAATCAGCAGACTACACGAAAGAATCAATGGTTACTTACAAATCTGTTTCTTTCTCCGGCGATGGTGTATCGCGTACTGAAGCAATCCATAATCAGAAAGAACTGAAGCGTCACGTTATTAACCCTGGTGAAACAACCGGATCTCAGCCTTATGTGTGGCTTAAACTTGTTTCTCCGGTTGATGTAACTGAAGGTCCATTCCTTTGCACTTCCTTTAAAGAGGAAGACCCGAACGATGATGTCTCCACCTGGTCTATTGAGTGCTCAAGCGCTGGTAAGGTGACGGTTGGCGACATCCCAGCAGCATAATAATCAATATTAATAATCGGGGCCGTTGGCCCCTTTCTTTTAGGGTGAAAACTATGATTCATGTTCGAACAGGACAATTTGCGGCGGTGGTAGACGGCAGGCGGTATGTGTTTAATCCCTGTTTCGCTGCAATGGCTAAGATCGGCAGTGACAGAGAACTGGTCGAATACTTCGCAACCATCCACGGTGGCAAATATCCATCACGATTGCCAGCAGATCCAGACCTACGCAATCGCATTCTGGCGCGGTGTTATGGTGAGATAGTGCAAACGTCAATACACATCCTGAAATGTTGCTCAGAAGACGAAATAGGCCCGTTATTGGGTGAATGTAGGTTTACTCCTTCCGGCAAATTGCGACTAAAACCCGGACTGATGCCGACCAGTGACGTTATCACGCTGGCGCAACATTGCATGTACCACGGGTTAATCGGTGACGGGCCAGAAGAAGACGCCGGAGAGATCCGGGAAGGGGAATATAAGCCGACTTTTAACGTGCTGGAATTCGTTTATTCTGCCGTAGCTCACCTGGGATTATCTGAATCAGAAGCGTGGAATATGACAATGACCGGATATAGGGCCGCTGTACGCGCTAAAACGCCGCCAGACGAAAGAAACGAGAGAAGCAAGCCAAACGTTCACATAAATAAACGTGCTTATGACGAGCAAATGGAGGCCGCTAAAAAGGCACTAGAAAGAATGAAAAATAGCAAGCAAGAAAAAGCCCGGTAGATCCGGGCGTTCATCTTATTTGATTCTAACAATATCAATAAAACCGTTACCCAAATCTACAATTGCGTGATTTTTTGCACCCGCGCCGCCTTCATTAAAAATTCTTTCCGCGAAAGCAACTTTATTTGCCTTACACTCGTTTGCTATCCTGTTTTTTATTTCGCTATTATTTTCAAAGACTGCGCCTACAGCGGCCTCGTTTACAAGGCCATAATTAAACCAACGAGCATAAACTGGTTTACCTTCAAATTTTTTATCAATTGCCTTAAAAAGAATTGCTGGCGCGGCAGGTTCTTTTTTGATCATGTCGTGATATGCGGCTACATGGTTTGCCACTTCTTCACAGTTAATGCTTATGGCCTCGTTAGCGTTCGCGTTAAATGCGAGTGCGGCAATCACAGTAAGTGCCATTTTTGCTAACCGTTTCATAATCAACTCCTACCGCTTATTCTAATTTGCTAAATGCTTCATTTAACTTAGTTATACACGCATATTGTTTATTTTTTAAGTGCTTTTAACATTTCTTCGATGAAGTCCGCATAGCGTTCATGTTCATTGGGGCGGTAGTTTACGTTTTTCATTTTCTTATCCTCCTTCTCTCCCCCCCGGTTAATCCGGCCTTTTAAATCCCTTTGCTCTATCCCTTTCCTTTAGCCTCTTTATACAAAATGGAGTCGTTACAGTAAAGCCATTTTGTATAAAATAGAGGCATAGATCACATTTTGTATGAGGTTAAATCATGGCTACCAGTGTAGGTACAATTTATTACGAAGTTGATGCAAAAACTGGTCAACTTCTCGTTGCACAACGACAGGCAGACCAGGCCTTTGACCGTATAGAGCGCGGCGCAAAACAGGCTGACCGCCAGGTAAACACCCTGAAAACATCCATCAAGGCACTGACCAGGGTTATCCATTTGCTAATTGCTGCGGAGGCTGTGCGCCAATTCATGGATATGGCGGAGCAAGCAAAAATGCTTCGCGTAAAAATCAAAATGCTTACGGGCGATGCGGAGTCCGCCGGACGGGTTTTTGATGGCCTGAAAGCAATATCAAAAGAAACAGGCCAAAGCATGAAGGATACCGGGGATCTGTGGCAAGGCTTAGCTATCTCACTGAAGAACACGTCCGCCACTGAAGGGCAATTGCTTAACCTGGTAGGTACGATTCAGAAAATGGGGGCGTTGGGCGGCGCGTCAGCGGAGCAGATGTCAAACTCAATGCGTCAATTCCGTCAGTCTATCGACGGTGGCGTGTTGCGTGCTGAAGAATTCAACAGCCTGTTAGAAAACACCCCGACCATCGTACAGACAATGGCACGCCAGATGGGGTTATCAATGGGCCAATTCCGCGCCGAAATGCTGGACGGTAAGATCACGGCAGAAAGGATGGTTAACGCAATCCAGGCGGCTACGCAGGAAACAAACGAGAAGTTTGCGCAGTTGCCGCGCACATCCGGCATGGCCCTGAATGAGCTTAAAGTCGAGGTTATGGGACTTGTTGAGCAATTGGATGATCTTTTCGGTGTATCCGATACGGTTGTTGCTGGTATCGATCTTGTAACGAAAGGTGTTAAGGCTTTAGGTGAAGGCGCTGATTTCGCTAAAACCTGCTTTAACACCCTGAAGACGGCTGGTGGCGAATTCATCGACATGTTTGAAGATGTCAGAATCAAGGCTGGCGAGGTAGCCGAGAAGATCATCGCAATGGTGACGCCAATCAAGGCACTAATGGATGCCTACAAATGGATGAAGGAGGTCGTAGGAGAGAAAACCGACGAATATAACAGCAACTACGAGAAGAAATACGGTAAGACTGTTGGCAAGGTCATGCAACTACAGGATGATCTGACCGCAGCAATCCAGGCTACAGAAGAAGCAAGGAAAAATGAACAGAATGCCGCCAATGACGGAGCGATTACCGGATTCGACAAGCCAGTAGACAAACCGAAAAAACAGAAAAAAGAGAAGAAATCTGAAGCTGATCGTCTTGGCGATAAAGGTATAAGCGTTTCTGACCAGTACAACAAAGACGCCGCCGCTATGCGCAAAGCGTTAGAGAACGGCAAGGCCATTGATGCTGCATTCGCCCAGGGTAAAATCACTCTCCTTGAGTACCGCGCCGCGCAAAAAGGGATAGGTAAGGAACTGAAGGAAGAATTAGCGCAAATTCCGGTAGATGAATTGCGTGATAAATGGGCGCAAATAGTAAGCCCGATGGATCAGCTTAAAGGCGAGGTTGACCCTATTCAGCAGGCACAAAATGAATGGGCCGTTCGTAAGCAAATGCTTATCGACCTGGGAGCTACCGAAGCGCAACAGAAACAGGAATTGTTAGCCTATGAGCAACAGATCCGCGATCTGAAGTGGGAGCAGTGGCAAGCGCAAAGCGACACTAACGGCCTGATCGGTGATTGCGTTAATGGCCTTAAAGGTGGTATGAGCAATGCACTTGTTGGCCTGTTAAACGGTACTCAATCATTAAGCGATGTTTTTGCTAACTTAGGTAGCAATATCCTCGGCAATATTGGTAGCAGACTTTCAGATATAGCCGCTGACTGGATAGCAGATCAAATCATGATGGAGACACAAAGCAAGGCCACGCAAGCAAGTACAACGGCGGGCGCGGTAGCGGCGCAAGGCCAGATTGCTGCGGCGGCGGCCCCGGCGGCGGCGGCAACAGCGGCGTCAACTGGCGGCGCATGGGCTGCGGCTGGTTCTGCGGCACTCACTGCGATCATGTCGCTGGCTACGTCAATTTTCGGCGGTGGTCGCTTTAATGGTGGTAGCGTTATTGGTGGCAATATGTACCGCGTAGGGGAACACAACAGGCCGGAGCTATTCCAGACATCTAACGGAAATCAATATATGATCCCAGGCGAGAATGGCAGGGTTATTCCTGGGCGTGATATTGGCGGTGGCGGCGGCATTAGTATGCCTGTCAATATCAACATTCAGACCACAAACGGATTTAGCGACGAAGACAGTCGCAGACTTGAGCAAACAATGGAACGTGTAGCAATGAAGATGATAACAAGGGAATCACAAAGACCTGGAGGAATATTGCAACCGCGCCGCAAATAAACGAAACCCCGGTACAATGCCGGGGTTATCTTTTAGTTATTCTCAAAACTTGTATATCCTCTTTCAATTTTCCCGCCTCTTACACTTCTTGCAAATACTGCATCATTATGTTTGAAAAATGGTTCAGTATATGTGTCTCCTTTACTATCCATCCATTTCACGATCCAGGCTATACGTTTTACATTGCTTTTATTTGCCGGGTTTTTCATTTTATTTTCCTCCGCAAATTACAATCTTCCGTTTCTGGCTATATAGCTGCGAGAAAACATTACCAACCAAATATTCCAGATCTCCCTCCAGGTGAATTTATCGTCCTCCATACCCACCTCACTTATGGCAACCGCGAACGCCAGACAATTCATTGAATTTATGGTGTTCAACAATCACCCACTCTTTCAGATCCTGGCTATAGACTCGCCAGTCTAAATTGGCGCGGAAGGCGTAGCCGTAACCGTCTTTCAATTTTTTGGGTGACGCATTCTTGTTTAAAAACGCGTTCAAAAGTTCCTTTGCTTTTTTGACTACATGTCCCGGCGCGTTTTTCTGTGCTTTCAGATTTTTGTCAATCGCTACCAGTTTCATAACTCACCCCATCATCCTTAGTTAAGTGCCTTCAGGAAGAAGTCCCGGTATTCATCTTCTTTTGCATTCATCATGAATTGACCGTATTTGAATGCGTCGTCGAAACCCTTAACGATTGCTATTTCCACTTGTTCGAATGCGTTGTTTAGCATTACCACTACATAGCGTTTCATTTTGGGCCTCCTTCGTTGGTACTGCTTTTCTTCTTGCTTTCTGTATACATCTTGTTGCGAACTATGTGAAGCCATTTTGTAAACTAGCTATAATCATTGTGATGAAGATCTCATTTTTCGCGTAGAAGCGCGTAAATATATATACAAAATGTAACTTATGGGGGTTTTATGCCGGAAGTTTTCAGATGGACGCCGCAAAGAAGCTACAGCGTGACCAGGGAGCCAAACGTATCTGTCATTAAACTTGGTGATGGGTATGAACAACGCCAGGCGAAAGGGATTAACACATTACTTGATAGTTACACCCTGGTTTTTAAAGGCAGTAGTGCAGGATGCGGCGATGGTGGGAATGTAGCGATCCAGGCGGAAGCATTCTTGAGGGCGCGCGGCGCTGTCGAGGCTTTTTACTGGTCGCCGTCGATGGATAACGTGCAAAGGCTTTTTGTTTGCCGCCGATGGAGCATGACTAAAGACGGGTCTTTGTACACGCTAAACGCAACGTTTGAGCAGGTCGTCAGATGATGGAGGTTAATATGTATGGTATTTGTGTAGTGGACCGCACTGGCGCTTTTACATTGTTTGACGACTATGAAATCAACGATCTTACTGTAAAGGCTGATAATGGCGAGATCTGGTATCTTCATGATGTTGGTGACGGGTATGTCGGATGCAGATCGAGAGAGGGTAGGGAAGTTTTATTTTTACTTGATGGCGTATAAACACGACCCCGCGCGAAGCGGGGTTATTATTATTCCATTTCCATTAATGCTATATTTTCCGCTATCGTTTTCCAGTCCAGATTTACAGCATGAACACCAAATACTATCAATCCCATTGCGATTAGTGCTAAAACTTCGATTTTCATAATCAACCTCACTTAATTAAGAAAGGCATAAACGATGGCAATCGCGCCAGCCACTACCAAAACATTTCGATCACTTCGTCTACTTTATTGATTAAGGTAACTCCACTTCGTTAAATGTAACAAGCACCCCTTGATTTTCTTTATTTATAATTATGAAGGCATTAATTGAAGGCAGACATCTTTCCACGCGGTAAACGTCACCAATATCTAAACTGTAATATTCTGTTAATTCTCTATTGTTCCCTTTAGCAAAACCCGTAAACCTAACCATTTTTTGACCGTCGTACTTTAACATATACAGTCCTATAGGTTATCACGCAGATAATTAACGCCTTTGTCAGTGACGAATGAGTGATTAACCTGGTTTTCATCCGTCATGATGATGAATAACTTTTCCTGTAGGTATTTCGCTTTTGGGTACAGCGTTAAACAGACCTGGTACAGTATCCCGCGCTCAATCAGCAAATCAATAAATTCGTGCTCATGATAACCGACGAGGCGGGCGGCTTGTTTCAACGTGTACACATAATCGCCGTGATTGCGCCGCCCCATGTTGCCGCCTTATTTATCGAATGCGCCCAGGTTATCTATGCAGAAGTCTTTCGCAGCTTTTTCGTATTCGCGTTTTGCTTGCGGATCGTCTGCCGGGAAACCTTTTGCGTGTATTTCACCAGGGCAAGACTGATCCATAGAGTCTGCAAATTCAACATTGACGTTAAAGTTAATATCTTTCGGGTTCATCTCTTCCACCTTATCCGGCACTTGCACCGGAGTAATATCAAAATCACGAGCGTTAGACCAACAGCGAAGTAACTCACGACCTTCATCACGCGCTGCGACGTATGTGTCGAACAGGCCCATGCGCTCCCATTCACATTTATCAGTCCATATTTCTAAACTATATTTTTGCATTTTGTTAAACCATCATTTGACAGGTTCGAGTCTGTATCCCAAAACTCTTTCGTCTTCAGCGAGTAAGAGCGCGTCAGTAAGTGCATCGCCTTCATCTTTATACAGGGCAACAGTCATTTCCCTGCCGTCTGTCAGAAATACCTTCAACCTCCACACCTTATCAGCCATCTCACACCTCCGCGCCATTTTGTTAACTGTGCTTCCGTTTGAGTAAAATATACATATTGTATAAACCGTGATCAATCCATTATGGTATGATTTAGCGTGACGCAGATCACAAAATCAGAAGGTGAGAAAATGCGCAATATACCTACAGAGATGATTATTGATTCCGTGGACGCTGGTGTGGGCGCGGTGATTGACTTGTTCGAACTGGACTTGTCGCCCCTGGGTGGCGAGGTTATCCGCTTCCATTCCGGAGCGAATGGCTATTACGGCCCGGTTATCTGGAAGGGCTTAACTTACAACAGCTACCCGATCGAGGCTACTGGCTTCGAAATGAAAAACGAGGGCGTTTATTCGCGGCCTCAAATGGTTGTAGCCAATATCGGCGGGCTAATCACAGGGATGAATAACGACTTCAACGACCTGCGAGGAATGAAGGTTACGCGCCGCCAGGTGGAAGTAAAATACCTGGACGCCGTTAACTTCCCAAACGGCAATCCAGATGCAGATCCATCTATTGAGGCTGTATCTTTTTACGTCGTGGAGGCCATGAGCGAGGAAACAGCGGATCAGGTGCAATATGAACTGTCAACACCAATTGATGCTGACAAGGCCGTTATCCCTGGGCGCACCATCCTTGCTGACGTTTGTCAGTGGCAATACAGAGGCGACGGATGTATGTACTCTGGCGGACCAGTGGCAAACGATAAAGACGAGCCGACAAGCGATCCTAAAGCCGACAGATGCAGCCACCGTCTAAGCGGTTGTCGTTTGCGTTTCCCGCGTCCAAATCCGTTACCGATTTCCTGTTTCCCTGGTTCCAGCAAGGTAGGTTAATCATGGTAATGGAAGACAAAATGTTGCGTTATGCCGCCGCGCATCCGTTTGAAGAAGTTTGCGGACTGGTAATAGATAACGAATATTTTTACCCGTGCGCTAACGCGTCTGAAACACCCTACAACAGCTTCAAAATTTCGCCGGACGATTACATCAAAGCTGACGAATTGGGCGTTATAACCGCCGTTTTCCACTCTCACGTTGATGATATTCCGGTATTGTCGGCACGGGATCGACAACAGCAAGTTATTTCAGGGCTACCCTGGCTTTTGTATTCAGGCGGTAGGATCAGGAAATTCCGTCCGGTAGCGCACCTGTTAGGCCGTAAATTCGTACACGGAACGACAGATTGTTACGCGCTTTTCCGCGACGCATATCACCTTTGCGGCGTGGATCTTCCTGACTTCGAGCGTCTTGATGGGTGGTGGTTGCGTGGTGAAAACCTGTATTTAAAAAACTTGCCTCTAAACGGGTTTTTCCAGGTTGACGCTAAAAGCATACAGCCTGGAGATGTAATTATCCGGCAGCCGTTTAAAGGCGCGGACCCATGCCACGCGATGATTTACCTGGGCGATAACACTGTTTTGCATCATGACAATGCCGGACTGCTAAGCCGCCGCGAGCAAATGCGGCCCGCTTATGTTCGACAAACGCATTCAATATGGAGATCTGATAAATGCTCAAATTTAGATTTACGGGCAATCTTCGAAGATATTACAGCAAAGTGTGTTTAAACGTTGAAACGCCAGCGCAAGGACTTCGCTTGTTGACCGCGCAGAATCAGGAATTCAAGAAGGCGTTTTTAAATACACCTTTGCGTTTACGAATTTCCGGGAAAGATTACGACGAAAAGACCGCGCCCGCTGCGGTTAATAGCAAATATCCAGATGGGACTACGGTAATTATTGCGCCAATAGTGGAAGGTGGTATTGCAGGGATCGGTGTGGTCGGTTGGATTATGATCGGAATATCAGTTGTTAGTGTCGCATTTTCTATTTTCATGTCTCGCAACATGAAGGTGAAAACATCATCAGAAAGCGCACAGGATAACACCATAACAAACAACAGTTACACCAGCATAGAAAACAGGGTGGGCCAGGGTAGACCAGTGCCAATTTTATTGGGTGAAATGAAAGTAGGTTCAAACGTCGGATCGTTAGGCATAGACACAACCAACAATAAAGACGCCTTAGACGTTGTAAGTTAACAGGAGAAAAAGCCATGAGTAGCGGCGGCGGCAAAGCAAAAACACCAACATTGATAAATGATAACCTGTATCACAAACAATTTTATCGTGTACTGGATATTATTTCTGAAGGTCCGATTTATGGCCCTGTCAATACAAAAGCGCCATTAAACAGCGTAATGCTTAATGACACCCCTGTAACTGACGCGAACGGCAATACCAGCATCCCCGGTATTAGCGTAGCGTGGCGCAATGGTACGATAGATCAATCACCGATTAACGGTTTTAACGCCATTGAATCAACCGTTATTGTTAACGCACAGGTTAAACACGATACACCAATAATCAGGACCGTTTCCGATCCTAACGTAAACCGCGTTCGCCTGAATATCGGCGTCGATTCACTTGTACAATCTGACGAGCAAAGCAATCAACATAACACATCGGTTATGATGATGATTGACGTGAAGCCTTCGTCTTCTTCTACGTGGACGCTTGTTAAAGACGTCACTATAGGCCCAGGTAAGATCAGCGGAGAATATCTTGAAGCGCATATTATCAACGCGCCGGATGAAAAACCGTTTGATATTCGCGTTCGCCGCGTAACGGCTGATAGCACAAGCGATCTGTTGCAGAATGATACGCGATGGAGTAGCTACAGCGAAATAATCGACGATAATTTGTCTTATCCTCACACCGCTGTAGCTGGCGCGGTAATTGACCATGATCAGTACGCTGACACGCCTACCCGCACCTATCACCTGCGCGGGCTGATCGTTGATGTTCCTGATAACTACGACCCGGAAAAGCGGACTTATTCCGGTTTGTGGCTTGGTGGTTTCAAGCAGGCGTACACCAATAACCCAGCATGGATCTTTCGCTATCTTGTTAAAAACGAGCGTTTCGGCCTTGCTCGTCACGCTGGCTATATTGACGTTGACGACGGCGCATTATATACGCTTTCTCAATACTGCGACCAGTTGGTTGATGATGGCTACGGCGGCCTTGAGCCTCGCATGACGCTTAACGCTTACATCACAGAGCAAATGAGCGCCCGCGACTTACTGGACAATATCGCCGGGATGTTCAGGGGTATCGCGTTATGGGACGGGCAACGCCTTACCGTGATGATTGATGCACCACAAGACCCGATCGCCACCATTACAAATGCAAACGTCGTTGATGGCGCGTTTACTCGTTCAAGTATCGCCCGCGCAGAATGCTACAACGCCGTGATCGTATCATGGACTGACCCGGAAAACGGATGGGAGCAATCAAAAGAGTATGTAGCAGACGATGAACTGATCGCCCGTGATGGTTACAACGAAACCACGTTAGAGGCGTTCGGGTGCACATCACGCGGGCAAGCATACCGCGCGGGCAAGTGGCTGATAGAAACAGCAAAACGCGAGCCGTCAAAATTCACGTTTAAAATGGCGCGTGACGCGATTCACTTTACGCCAGGGGATAT